CTCCAAAGAGAACAATACCGGCACCGGGTGAGAAGATTACTGGATTGACTCTATTAGAATACAATCTATCTCTCTGTGCTTTAGATGGAGTATATGCAAGTTTAACTGCATTTAGAATTCCACCACGATTTGTTCCTGCTGGTGAGAACCATGGGAAATTGTTTGCATCATTTCTGGCACAAAGTCCGGCAATGTCTCCATTTAGTGGAACATATCTGAAGGTATTTGCAAACCTATCAAACATATACTTATAACCACTATCAAAGATTCCATAAGTTGTTGAAGTGATAGGAGCATAGAAACTAATTACATTATCAGTAATCGTCTCATCTGAATTGATATTCACTGCTCTATCATCAGAGGTATCAGTAATTGCCGCACCTCTATATGGTGAGATGAATGCAATCGCATCCTTTCTTGCTTCGGCAACCGCAATACACTTATTCGCAAGTGCTTGCGCCTGTTCCTTAGCATATCCGGCAGATCCCATAAGAATGAAATCTACATTATACTTTTCAGTATTCTCGAATAATCCGTAACCAGTAACTAATCCATCTAAACCTGGACTTAACGCATCAGTTGATGTGATTGCAACCTTACCACCGTAATTAGTTCCAGTAGAAAAACCTGAATTATAATTTCCAGTTGCTGCAAAGGTAATACCTTCTGCCTTTTGGTCCCAACTAACATCACCCGCAATAGCAAAACTACCTGCGGTGCTAGCACTAAATCCGGTGGTTACAATTCCTGCTGGTGCTGAACCGGCAAAGATATATTGTGAACTATTTGCAGTGAACTTTCTCCAGTATGAAGGAGAACCAAGAGAATACTCGGCATCTTTTGCTTTTGATAGTGAAAGATGCTTCTCAAGGATTGTTCCAGAGTTTCCAGTGACACCTCCATCACCATCAATTACAACAACATGGACTTCATCAAATCTAGATCCTCTTGCTGCTGCATACTCAGAAGTTCCTGGACGATCTGCAAGTTGATTCCACTTAACCGTCGTAGACGAAGTTAAAGTGAGTGATTGTTGATCAAACCAATCTTTTGATGATCCAACTACATTGACAGTAGTACCGATTGAACCTCCTACAGCAGTAGTTACTCCAAGTGTACTTACATATGGGCTACCTGTAGTACCTACTCCAGTTGTATTTGAGAATTTATACTTTCCACTTGGTTGATAATCAACTGAAGTTACTGTGTTTCCAGCAGAAACATGTTGAAGTACTTTAACTCCAATTTCACCACTACCAACTTCAGTAACAAGACCTTTAAAGTATCCATCCAATACAGAAGTTGTTCCGGAACCTGCAATAATCGTATTGGGGGGAACTGCTTGAGTGACTCCATATCCAATCTCGAAATTGGTTGTATTGATACCTAAGATTTGATCTGCCTTAGCATCAATAATTCCAACTCTTAATCCATTTGCCCATGAACCAGGATTTCTAGCAACAACGGTTACATTAGAAATTGTATTCTCATCATATCCCAGTTCTTCGTAGTGCTCTAAACTTTTAATTTTAATACTTGTAGCAATACCTACACGACCATTCGTAAGTCCAGTATCATCTGCTCTTACAACACTAAGTGCTCCACCATATGCCAGATAAGAAGAAGCAACTAACCAGTGCTCATAGTGCTTATCTGTACTGTATGGTTTTCCAAAGACATCTAATAAGTCTTTCTCGCTTCCGATTACTGTAGGGATTTCGACAGGACCTTGTGCAAAAGGTGCAACAATCGCACCAATGCCACCGGAGGTTGGGTCAACCCTACCGACAGTTAAGTCTACTTCTCTTACTACAATACCAGGAGATGCTAAATTTAGTGGCATCTTGTTTTTTCCTCGCATCCAATTTACCTAAAAATATTTAGGAAAAGGGGTATTTCTAATGGGGAAACAGTGCGTGAATACCTACCAATCAGGATATTCCCATCTCAAAGTACTCTTTCTACCTCTACTTACTCTTTTAACTGTACATTCTTTACACTCGTAGGAATATGATGATGCTAATGTTTTTCTATCTTTTCGAGTCAGATAAAAATCATCCATTAAACTTTTAACTTCTCCACAAACTCTACATTTACGATCAAAAAATAATAAATGCTCTAGTTCTATTTCATCATCGATGGACATTACCTATAGTCCCACATATATGAACGATCTCCATATTCGTCTGCATACCATCTATCCCCAGAATCATCCACAAAAGTTGTTTCGCCGTTAATTCCATCTTCGATAAAACCAAATGGAGCCATGTCTTGATCAATTTGATTTTTCTGCTCTTCATATATTCTCTTTCTTACATCATTCTCGGTCATCTCCTTAAAATATTCTTGTGCCACTAACCAAGAGAATATAACAAGACACATTGCCAAGTCATCATTACAACCTTCTTCTGCCTCAAATGAATTTGCTTTCTGTGAAAAAGTTGTTAGTTCTGATATGATTTCGTAATCGGGAGTAAATAATTTATCTTCTTCTATAAGAGTTTTGAGATTTGAACATCCTAATTTTTTAACTGCCGAAGTTGTGCGAACTCCAAGTTGAGTTTTTTTGCCGGAGAATCCTGTTCCCACTATCTGTCCATTTCTCCCTCTCATAGTTGCCATTAAAATATTTTCATACTCCAAATCATATTGAAGAATGCTTGCAACTTGTTCTCCAATATCATTTACTTCAATCAATAACCAAGATTGATTATAACCTTTTGCTACATCAAATATAATATTCGGAAATAACATTGGTTTGATTTCATTATTTCTATACTTTGCAACTACCCTATAAGGAAACTCTGTGATATCAAAAACAATAAATGCCGAGTAGTCATTACCAAGACCACGGGCAACATCTACCGTCATTAGATAATTGTGCTCTGGAATTGGATTTTCATAAACATCTAATCCTGCATTTCTCTGTATAGGGTCTTCATATACTAAAGTTTTGAGTTTTGATGGGTTAATAAGAGTATTAACGGAACCCAAGAACTCACATTCAAACTCAACACGGAACTGTTCTTCTGATGTGTTTGCGATTGTTTGTTCTTTCCAAACAACATCTCTACCCGGAACTTCTGACCAGTGAACCTCTGTAGGAATATATTCGTTTTTATTTCTCTCCGCATCATGCCACATACGGTAGAAGTGATTCATACCGTGTGGTGTTGATACAATAATTACTTTTGTGTTTTTGCCAGAAGTAATAGTAGGATAAACAGATGCAAAGAAGGAGTCAGCGACATGATTGGGGACGAATGCGAATTCGTCGAGAAATAAGATATTGAACGACATGCCTCGGACAGCACTCGCAGATGTAGATGATGCCAATATCTTACTGCCATTTTCGAGTTCTATATTTCCTTTATTCCATACCAGAATACCCTGCTGCATCCATTTTGGTAAGTTTTCATATGCAGTCGATAATCTTGCTAACAGTTCTCTGGCAGTAGATGCTTTGTTTGCCAGAATGCCAATGTTTACACTGTCATTAAAAAGTGCATAATGTAATAGATATGATACCACAGTAGTAGACTTACCAGTCTGTCGTGGCATCTTGCAGATATTAAATCTGTTATTATGAAAATTGTGAATTAATTTCTCTTGAAAATGATATGGGTGAAATTGTGTTAAACCTTCATCAAGAGAAACAATTTTGATATAATTGTTTGCAAAATAAACTGGATCTTGTTTACATTTCAGAAATTCAATAATTTGTTCTTCTGTAAACTCAATCGGTGTATTTGCTTTTTTTAATAATGGATTACCAAGATATACGTCACTCATAAAATCAAATTAACAATTCCAAGCTCTTAGTGATTTAGACAATCTATCATCACCAGTATTATTGGAAGGTTTTTGCCTCTTCCGCATTCCCTTCATTCTTGCACAAAAACTTTTTCTACGGGGATTTCCAACTTTTTTACTAGGTGCTTTCAGATCACTACCAGGATTTTCTCTTTCATAAGACTTGCGTCCTTTTTCGTTGAGTCCACCAGACTTACTCTTACCCGATTTTTTAGTCCAGGCAGCACCCTCTTCGAGTTCACTCTTCCAATCAGACTGTTCAAATCTTACCTTTGGTTTTAATTTTTTCTTACCATCAGGAGAAGGAACAAACACCCCAGTTTCTGGAGATTTCATGTCTACACTATCAATATCACCATCCACATCGGCATCAATTCTTCTTACTGCTTTTGCCGTAAGTTTCTTTAAGTTACCACCACCGACTTTAGATTCTTCTTTTTCTTCAGATACACCAGATTTTCTGAGTCTCTTTGCTTGACTCTTATGCATTTCGACTGCTTTATCTAGTTCTTTGGCAATACTTTTAACACTTTCAGGATTCTTATGACTCTCATCTATCTCAATTTCTTCTTTCATTTTTTCACGTTTTGCTTTTGCCTTAGCAAGTAATCTTTGTTTTGCTGCTTCTCTCTCATCTTTAGGAATAGGAGTTACGGCACCAACTTTTTGATCAACATCACCAACATCATACCCTTCCTTCTTTACACAGTTGTTATAAGTTTTACCAAACATCTTTTTGGTTCCTTTCTTCACATAACCTTTCCAGCACTTCTGTCCTTCATCAATCTGCTCTTGCCCACCTTTAATGGATTCTGGTTTGATGATATCAGTGAACTCATATTCAGTTGCCTGAAAATCATTTCTCCAATCAGAATACTCTACAGACTCTGACTTATTTCCCCAGTTAGAAGCACCTACCTTACGACACTTTACAAGTGCTCCGGATGCATATGCAGAAGGCCAAACACTATATCTACTCTTGACCTTCTTATAACAGGCATCTTTCTCACCTGCCTTTTCTACTACAGTTTCTTCTGTCTTCACGTTGATTGCCTTCCCTTTTCTATCTGGATTTGGATCTTGACGTTGCTTTCTATTAAATGCTTTTTTCTCTTCTTTATCATCTAAGTTTGCGGACATTTTGCTAGATCCACATTTTGGTTTTGTGGTTTGTCCTGGTTGTTTAGCACAAGGTTTTCCGGCATATTTTCCACCTAATTGGACCCAACCAGGTTTTCCATCACTTGATTTGCTTTTGCCAAACCAGTCACGCAAAGAACTATCACCAGATTTCGATTCACTTACTCCTCCACCATCTCCACCATTTCCATTTCCACCACCATTACCATTTTCACCATTACCATTTGTGGGTACATCAATACCAGTTTCTTCTGGTTCTTTTCCACCACCAGAAAATCTAGCGGTTACCCTTAAACCCTTCGGAATGGGTTTACAAACCTCATCGGTATAACAATAATAATATCCTTGCTTACACTTTTTCATCGATGAAAAGTAGTCTATTCTTTATTATTTAGAAAACCTTGCTTAAGCATTTTTTGGAGTTCTGATGTGGACCCAACAAACACTGCATTATTGGTAACATTATTTGTAGTTTTCTTAGTCTCGTCCTCTACATCCTTAAGTTTCTTCTGCAAGTCAATCAACTTATCGGTAGTATCTGCAACACTCTTAATCAACTGCCCTGCGACCTCGTATGCCCTTGGACTGCCTCCTTCCCCTGCTACCTCCATAATGCCGTTGATTGCCTCCTGACCCTTCTCTATGAGGGAGTAGAGGTTCGCACGACTATAGATATAATCTTTCTCTATATCATCATCCTTCGATTTTATGATCTCTGGTTTTTTGATTGGTTTTGACTCTACAATATCACTATCAATATTCAGAGCCTCATCGATTGAATCATAATTATTATTCATAACAATCAAATATCCTCTTGTCTAGTAGGACTATAATCTTTAGAGTCTGGTAAGAAAGTCCATTCTTCGGTAAATCCGAAATCATCACCAGGTTCTGCAGTAATTGGATTAGGAACGGCAGTATATCTCATTTCACGTTTTGCGGTCTTTGTATTAGTATCGGCATAAACATCTGCCTGAACTTTACGGATGAGACCATCAGATGTATCGGCAATAGAACCAAACAGATAAGTTTTGGCAGTAAATCTTAAAGTATAAATTAATGCTCTTCTAGTCTGAAATGATCCTTCATAATCATCTTGAAAATCAATACTATCGAGAACAATTGGAATATCTCTCTTCTCTCCAATAGAACTGACTAAATCTACAGTTAAATTAAAAGATGGTTGAAAAAATGGTAATATCTGCTCAACAATTTGAAGAGCGTCATCATTTAATTTAGTGAAGATATTAAGTTCAAATCCAATATTATATGGAACCGGCATAAAAACTTTCTTTGTTTTATTATCGGTAGTATCGTTTGCCTTAAATGTTTGAGTAACTCCAGTTTTTCTAGTCGAATCATATTGAATTGTAGTCATCTCAAATGACATTCTCGGGAGAGTGATAGCAATGGGTCTTGTTAATTCACTTTGTTCCTGTATTTTTGCTAGAAATTTCTGCATTGGACCATAAGAAAGTCCAACTTTTGTTTCATCAAGAATACTTCCATCACCTTTTTCGTGTCTGATGGAAATATTATTGAATAATGTGCCAAAACTAATAATAGTTTTTCTTATAATTTCGTGATAAAAATAGTTTCCTAACATTAATAACTACCAAATGGATTTGACTCTGAAAAATCTATAATATTATCTGCTTCAAATTCTATATCTTCATTAGAATCATATGTATTTTCATAACTATCTGTATCATAATCCAGTACAGTGTATCTAGCAGAAGAACTTGATCCCACAATAACTTCACCATTACTAAATTTACCAGTATTTATTGATAGTGAAAGACTGGTTAGTGAACTTGTATTTGTAAAGTCTTTAACTACTGCCGTTGTACCTGAAGATTCTCCGGTTATAACTTCATTAAAGATATAAGTCCCAATACCAATAGTAGATGATTGATACTTAATATTAGTAATTCCATAATGATCATGTTCCGAATTACTATTTGCTCCTTGATAAAGCATATAGGTAAATCCACTTCCTTTTGCATGAGAAGGAATATTGATGGAAAAATCTTGCAGTGCTCCATTACCAGCCCCAAGTGCAATTATAACATCGGCACTGGCAGAAAGGATTTGATCTCCTGCAGGATTAATTGAAATCGATTTAAAAGAAGATCCACCCGATTCAAGATAGTGTAGTCTTAATTCTTCATTTGTTGCATCAGGATCTTCTCCACCATTACTATCATTACCAACAATGGCATTAATAGACATTGTATCAAAATCACTAGAATCAATAGGAGTTAAAATTGCATGTCTAGAAGTTGCAGTTCCAACAAAACCAAGATAACTCTGACCTATATTAAATCCACCGGTCTCTCCACTTCCAGTTCCATTTGGTTGAATAGATACTCCATTAAGAGCAGTTAAACCTGCTGCAGCACCATATGCATCAGAATTATTGGCAGCAATATTTAAAGTAGAAGTAGAACCTCCTATTATAGAAACAGTAGGTGCTTGAGTATATCCAATACCTGGATTGAGTATTCTTATATAATCGAGTTTATTGTCGGTAGTAATTCCGGCAACAGCTGTCGCAGTCACTCCTACTCCAGGACTGCCGATAGTAATTGTGGGTGCAATAGGATATTGGGTGCCAGGATTACTGATAGATATAGAAGAAACACTAAACTGTGTTCCTCCGACAGAACAAGTTGCCGCAGCTCCTGTTCCTCCTCCACCAGTTATTGTTATTGTTGGTGCAGTAGTATATCCAGATCCACCATTTGTCAATTCTAATCTTAAAATAGATTGTACGTTTGCTCTACTAGTTGTAATTGCAACTGCTGTTGCCGTATTTATTCCACTATTTGGAGCAGAAAAAGTTACTGTAGGAGTAGAAGTATACCCACTACCATCATTATTTAAGGATATTTCTCTGATAGAATTTGTGGAAATTCCTGCGGTTGCAACAGCAGTTACACCAGATCCGACCAAGGTCATATATGTAATGTATCCTTCATCCTCTACAGTAGTATCAATTTCTTCAATTGAGGTATCAATAAGTTCATTTTCATATTCGAAGAGTTCACAACTCAGTTCATAAACATAACTAGATCCTAATTGGTAAAATGGTTTTTCCGATTCTACTCTTTTTATTTCAAAAAGTCTTTTTCCAAGAGGAAAATAAATCAAATCTCCTTCTTTAGGTCTTTTAATTAAATCCGCAAAATTAAATTCACCAATTAATCCTTCCTCAATACCATGAGAAATTCCTTCTAAAAATGGCACAATATATTCTTCATATCTTTCTCTAGATATAGTTAAACTTATTTCATTTTTTAATCTCAATCCAAATTTTGTCATAATATCACTATCGGGAGCATATCCATCATAATTATTCAGATATGCCTCTAAAGCAAAACTATCATCAAATTTGGATGATTGTATTTCACGAATTATATTATCAGTTTTAAAAATTTTTCTGGGTAAGTAATTAACTTCTATACCGTAAATTTTTAGTTGCTCATTAATTAAATCTTGAACAAGAAACTGTTCATTTGGAGAACCTTGAAGAAAAAATGGATTTAATGACATATCTATTAACCAATACAGTCCAGAGGTGGCAATTCGTATTCAGAAGACATCCTCTGCTTTATATCTTCTAAGTCTCTTTGTCCATCTTCAAATATTGCACGACCATTGAGTTCAATGCCACCTGGAAGTTTTACACCTTGGAACTTAATTAAATTTTGACCCCACTGTTTCTTTAGTAATGCAGTGAGATACTTTTTAACAAAAGTATCATTATAAACTTGAGAAAAACTTTCTGGGTCAAGTGCTCTATAACATTCTAAAACAAGGAATGTATCTTTAGTTTTTTCTCCCCAATCTATATCCAAATATAGTCTATCCTGCCTTTTATTAAACCTTACTTGTTTATCGGTTGACAATAAAAAATCAATATCTTCAAGATATGATTTTGTCATCGCATAAGACAACAAATCAACTGAACTAAAATAATATAGATCATTCAAGAATAATTGATATTTGATGCTGAACATTCCACTAGAAAGAGTGCTAGTATCAAATTTGAATACTTTTTCTATTCCTATTACAGAATCAGGAACTTGGATAAAATTAGAATTTTCATAAAAATTTGAGGTAATAGTTCCAACACCACTTATATTTGTTGAAGTTCCAGTTGTTGTTACGATACCAACTCCAGTTGTACCTGTTGCCCTACCTCTGTCAATGTCATCTTGAGTAATTTTATACTTAAGATACATTTTTTCAACACCATCATAATGTCTTTCATTAAAGTATTGAATAGTATCATCAACTAAATCATCAATCTGTTCGTCAGCGACATTTATTTCAAGAACTGGTGCTCCAAGTTGTCTTAGGCAATAATCAATAAGTCCTTGTCTAGTATTGGGTTTTGTCATCAGTAGATACCTCCATCTATAACTGAAGTCCAGATCGGTATTCCTACCGCATTAGTTGTGAGTATATAATATGTTTCAGTAATAGCATTTTCGGTGCTTGCAGCACCAATTAGTTTTCCTGTATTATCAAAATAAGCAATTCCATTCGGTCCATCGTAGTCATTAGCATCGTAATATAAACCTTCAGTAACAGAAGCAAATCCAGTTATTTTTAAGTTTCCTGTAACATTTTTATCACCAGTGAAAGTTGATACTCCAGAGACAAATAAATTAGTAGTAGTTACAAGACCAGAAAATTTTCCGTCTCTCCATCTTTGTGTTGTAATACCAATATCAAAAGTATTATCAGTATTTGGAACTAAATTCGATACAAATTCTCCACCAACATCAATATCGTCAGTAGATGAATCACCAATTCCAATTGTACCACCTCTAAATGTGGCATTTCCAATAAAGTTTGAAGTTCCAGCAACTTCTAAATTAGTACCTACATAAAGTTCTCCCCCAGTAGTAGTAATTCCTCCAGCAGAAGCAAGTGTTGTAATTCCTACAGAGTTAAATGTAGAATTTACTGTCAATCCATTTAAGATATCAACAGCAGCATTAATATCTAAGTCGGAAGCAAAAGTTGATATACCAACAATTGATACATTTCCTCCAATATTAACTGCTTTACCAATTCCAATTCCACCATCAATAACCAAAGCACCATTAGTAGGTGCCGAAGAATTGGTGGTATTTGAAAATGTTGCAATACCGGTAATATTAAGTAATGACGAATCAATCGTATTCGTCATGTAGAATTTTTCTGTATCAAGATCCCACACTAGGATCATTCCATCTTTAGTTTTTAAAGAAGAATCTACATCATTTAAATTTATTATTTTTGTTGGTGGTGCAGATGCATTGGATAAAACACGAACTACGTTTGTAGAACCAACTCTTGCGGTTATTTGATTAGAAGAACCAACCTTTACGGCTATACCATCTGACATTAGCGTGTGACTCCTCCTCTAACTAATACAGCACCCTCTACAGCTTTAAATTCTTTACCCTCATTTGTTATTTTTAAATCAAAAACATATCTTCCGGGTTTGATGTTGACAGTTTGAGATTTAGTTAAAGAAATTGAAACAACACCCTTACTAGGTGCGGTTATTGTAGATGCAAAAGATACTGAAGTAGAAGAACCATAATATTTTCTCAATTGTGCTTCTGCTGAAGCATTAGTTAAAACTAATGGGGAATTAGTTCTAGTATCCTCCAATTCAAAGGATGTATCAAAATCATAACCTTGTTCAATCACAATATTAGATACATATACTGCCATTATCTTTATGAATTATTATCTTTTAGATATTTATATGAATTATTGACAGTAACTATTTACTCAAGAAATCTTTGAGTAAATTTTTTATTTCTTCAATATCTTTTTTCATATTATTTAACTCTTCTTTTTCAGAATTTTTTCGTTTAACTCTATTCATATATCTATCATATGCAACATCATCACAATTAACAATTGCTCCAGTATCCTCATCTCTATAAAGATGAGGATGATCTTTAACCTTTATTAAATTATTCATGCGAGTGCGATTGTTCTAAGATCACTGATAATCGGTGCATTTGCCTGATCAGTTCCTGACATAATAATTTTAATTGAATATCCACTAAATTCTCCTAAATCATTAGCACTAAACTCATATTCTAAGAATTGATTAGCAGAACTTGCGGGAACTTTAGTATCAGGTTTTCCGTTATTTAAAGAAGGATCAACAACTTTAAATCCGCCATCAGAAGTTACTTGGAGATTTTCATGTCCTGGGAATAATTCAAATTCTTGTTCAATCTCTGAAGAGTCATCTCTAATAAGACTATAAAGAACTCTAATATCTGCAGAAGCAGGTCTATATGCTCCGAGTATAACTTTTAAAGAAGATGCTGGTTTTGATAAATTGACAATATCAGAAACATAAATTGCCGAGTGTGGATCATCCAAAATAGAATTTACTCTAGAATCTGTGGCAAAGTTTGTAACCGGATTATTTAAATAATTTGATGCAAATTCAACATTAGAATCTTCAAGATTTATAATTGGAGATAAGTTTTCGTCTGTACTGTTTAATGTAACTGCTACAGTAAATGATGTTCTGTCAGTTACATTATTAAATACTGGTTGTTGCAATTCATTCACTCTAGAGCATACTATTCTAGTGGATTTTAAATTATTGAAAGAATTTAATTCTACTGGTTCAACTTCATTTAATAATTGGAAGGATGTTTCAGTGCCATTAATACTAGTTCCTGTTGTTGTTCTGATTACAGCACTTACCGAAGTCGAATCTCCAGGTGCCTGAATAAAGAACCTTGGATTTACGGAATTGAATTGAATATTTTCTGATGCATAAACATCATCTCCACCACCGATAAATTGTCTATTAAATGATAATTGTGGTACAGTTGCTGTATCTACAGATCTGTTAACACCATACGTAGCACTTCGGTCTACTTCAATATAATATCCGTTGGAGTCAATTCCAGTATCGGAAATATCATAGATTACATTATTAATTCTTCTTAAAGATACTCCATTAAATTCATATTTTTCGACTATTGAATCAACTTCATGCGGTTGAATTTTTCCTTCAATACCTCTACCAATAGTTCCTAATTGATTTGAAGATGCTGTTTGATATGATATAACTTCATCTCCAATTTTTATATATCCAGGATTAGAAGCACTAACAGATAATCCTTCAAAAGTTGTAAAGACGGAAGAATCTTCGACAAATATTGTATTTGATTCTGTTGTCAATAGATTCGCAGTAAGAGACGATGGTGCAATATCAGATTTAACACCATTTAATTGCAATTTATTATTATTGGCATACATTCCATGATTGAAATGACTTACTTCTAAGAAATTTCCAGAATTTGTTCCTGTTCCTTCAGTTACACTTAAAATAGTAGTAGATCCTAAAGATACGGTGGTTGTATCAGTATTATAATAACTTACTCCGGCACCAACTTGGAATGCCTTTGAACCACCAGATTCACCTTGAACATCAGTCAGATAGAGTGTATCTCTTCCGCTAATTGCAGTAATACTAATTAATGCGTCTCTACCTGTTGTGGCACTATTGACTGTCACTACATCACCAACTTCATATCCACTTCCATTAGCAGTTGTTGTAAATCCAGTGATTGCACCATTTGTAGTTGTTGTGATAGTTAGTTTTAATCCACTACCATTACCAACAAGAGTAGTTGTTGGTAAATCTGATTGATTAGTATAATTTACACCACCATTAGTAATTCCTATAGTATTTACTGGTCCACCAGTATATTCAATAAAACCATAACTATTTGGAATAGAACCGGCAATTTTTCTACCGGTGGTCAAGATGCCAATCAATCCCGAATTTGTAACTGTTGTGATTCCAAGATTGGTGGTCTTCGGAAGACCTGTGATTGGATTGGAAAGTAAATTATTTACATATCCATTACTTTGATCTAAAGGTGGATTTCCAAAATGAGCAATACCAGTATTTGCAGTGAATTTTGCTTTATAAAGTTTGAATTTAAGGTCTAATTCTTGTGTAGGTGTCCAAATAGATCCATTTTGAGACTTGAATAAACTACCAAGTGCAAATTGCTTGGTATAAATTACTGATTCTGCATCAGGCAAAGACTGTGTATTAACAGTCTTCTCTCCCATTTTTGCAATCCAGACTTCATATTCATCTGAAGTTGGTGCAAGTAAAACGACCGCATATTCATTTCCAGGAGCAAGATACTTTGGTTCATCAAATGTAACTCTTGTTGGAATTTCACCAGTTTTTGATGTTAAGATTTGATCAGGATATAATGTCTTTGATTCTCCGACTAAATTTAAAGTTGGAATGCCAAGTTCTACTGTTCTTATCTGAACTTCTAGAGGTTCACTTCCTGTGGGAACATTTGCAAAATATATATCCAATTCTGTAAGAACAACACCTTTATCATCACTACTAAATCCATTTAAGTCTGGAGCATCAATATCTCTACCTACAACAAATGATTGTGCAAGAGGATCATCTCTTCTAGCTCTAACAACTTCACGTCTAGTTGTCGTTAGAATTGTAGTACGTCTTACTGTAGTTGCAATAGTTGTAGTTATTGTAGTTTGTATTTGTCTTGTTAAAAGAGTTCCAACGGCACTATAAGAACCTTGACCGGTAGAGATTAACTTGCTTCCGGGTAATGGTTTTTCATTCGTAGAACTACTAGTCAATAAGTAAGTCTTTTTGCCAGTAAGAATTCGTGGATTAGGTGCTGGATTTGTATGCGGATTTTTAATAAAGAATGATCCGAAAAGATCTCCATAATTATCAGTTATCAGTCTTAAATCCTTTACATATGCAAGAGCACCGCTACTCTGTCCAACTATTTTTGCTCCCTTAGCAACATGTCCAAAGAATTTTCCCTGTGCTTCATTAGATAATGAATTTAAATCAATATTCAATGTTTTAGATGATTGACTATATGAAGTTGGTATATTCTCTTGTTTTACATAAGGATTTATATTGTATATTCTTGATGGAGAACTGAAAGGTCCTTCTTTGTGGTTAGAAGTTGCAAGTCTAAACCGACCCAGTTCCTCACCATTTTCATATACCTTTATCGTTTCTCCTGATGTAAATGTGCCTTCAGAAGAACCATAATTTTCCAAAGTTGTACTATCTGCAATCTCTAAAAGTTTTGGTATAAAATCTACATTACTATGGTTATCTAAGAACTGATAATGTTTTGTGAGGGGTTTTAGTGACCTTCCAAAGAAAGAAATATTTCTAGATCTGATATATTGCTCATCACCACTAGAAATGAGAACATCTCTAGATCGTACATTAACTCTAGTTCTAGTACTTGTTGAAGTTTGTACTCTAGAACTGGTATTGATTTGAGTACCTCCTCTTCCACTTCCCCTTTCAATTGTTATAGAAGGAAGAGTTCTGGTATTATTAACAGTGTTAGTAACAACATTTCTAGTTCTTCTTGTTATATTTTGTACAGTAGGGGGAAGATATATTGTTCTAATCCAAAAATCACTTGCTGGAGATAATTTCACATTTCCAACATATTCTATAACATGAAATGGATTGACATTTTCTACACGAGTAGCTAATGGTTGTTCTAACCAACCAATAGAATCATATTTTAAAGTAGCAACATTTCCTGTTTTTTGAACATTTGGATCTAACAAATTAAAGTTGGATGATAAATCTATACTTTGTGCAGAGAATATATTAACTTCATCTTTAGGAGACTGTAAAATTCTTTGCTTTAAGGTATTAGAGAGCACTCTTGGTCTCAATTGACCTTCACTAATATCTGCAGATGTTAAATTTTGATCAACAAGAGTTCTATCTACAAAATTATCCACAAAGAAACCAGATTTAAATCTATTATTACCATCTTCATCTTCAATACGTAATGCTTCAGTACTAACCTCTAATAAAGTTAAAGATGTAACTCTCTCTAAGTTTTCTATTCTATCCTCAAGTTGACCAATATCTCTCATAGTATATCTTCTATTATCAACCAGACTAATAGAAACATCATCAGGATCATAAAGATATGATGGAAGTGTAATGGTTGCTAATTCCATCAAACTTTGATCATTACTTGGAGATGCTTTTGGATCTTTTGCCGAAACACCTTTACTAACAATAAGATTTTCAAATTTGTCAAGATATAATTTATCAATTCTAGGAAGATAAAAATCAAATCCAAGTAATGAACTTTCTCCGGGTTTTAAATTATAATTTGTAGTAAATGTTCTTGAAGCAAAATCAAATGGTGAAGCAGTTGTTGAAGAATAATCAACAACTCTTGGTCTAAAATCTAGTGTATCAGAAGCTCTAACATTTTTGGGACCAATTGTAGGAATATCATTTA